CCCCACACTGCGTCGATCGCTTTCATAAACTTCTTCTCCGAAAATTTCAGATAAGTCATTAACTCTAATGAATAGCGAGGATTTGGAAACTGAATCAATCTTGGTGCTGGATCACCCTTGACACTTAGATTAGTTTTCTCACACTTCAGAAATGCAGTGAGTTTGGAATCCTCAAAGCTTACTGGGTTCTCCTCAAGTGAATCAAACGCGCTGGCATAGCGCGAGGCTTTGCGACCTTTGTACGCACGCACGACAGTGTCGTGTGGGACGCGGTGGCAACCCTGTAGGTTCTGGACCCACAATTCACGAAAAGTACCCAGCCGAAGTGCTCCTCTAGCCGGGCGAGGTGGTTTTTCAAGACCATTCTTACCCTGCACAAGAAACACCCGTTCCTGTAGTGCTCGTCCTAGGTTAGCTAAACTATTATTATGAACACCGTAGTCCTGCTCGAAAGCTAGAACGCCGATGCTCATTACACTCCTATTTCTAACTTCTCTGGTAAAATCCCAATCAAGAACCTCCATCTCAGGGGTACATTGAAATTTGACATTAGTATCAAACCCCTGAGTCTTGATTAGGCACCCCTAGGCAAAGAGTGAAGCAAGGTGGGCAGCCCAACCTTGCTTGTTCTTATAACCAGACCACGCCATTTTCTTATACCTCAACTCGACAGAGTCAATCTTGGTAATTTGACGTAGGTCTACCTGGGATGTAGTGGGAACGGAAGCCAAAGAAACAGCCTTTGGCACCATAGTAGCAATCTGTGCCTCACGAATACACATTTTCCTGCACTCCTTTGCAGCATAAAGACACATGGCCTTTTGTTGCAACATAGATCCATCAGGAATAGGAAAACTGGCACGGATTTTCGCAGCAAGTCCACGAGTGGCATTGCTGAGTTGTCCGGAGCGAACTCTTTTGCGCTGTTTCCTGTATTGCTCCTTGTGATAAGACTCTTGGGTAACAATTACCTTCTTCAGCATAAGTCCGGAGAGGACGGGGTCAACAATGTTTTCCTCATCCAACCCATCCGATGTCTTAATTTCGAATTTACGTTGTTTCATCTGAAGATCGAGGATATCATGTTCTTTCTCCTCGCTAGTCCATCTCACATCCACACTAGCTGCTGGATCATTCTCCAAACAGTCTTCTAACTCCGGTTGGTCTTCCAACTCCAACAAGAAGTCGTCCGCCAGAGAGTCCAAGTCCTCGAAGTCATTACGCTCAGGGCCACAATTGCCGTCAACAGTGTTGGCGGTATGCGTGAGGTTTCTAACCTCAGTAAGAGTAGGAGCGACCTTAAGTTCGTCACGGGCAAGTAGAATCTCCGATCGTATCTTGATTGCGCCGTAAACGCAGGTGCCTAGGACAAAAGCACCCGCAACTGGCTTCCAATGTTTCTTAGCATGGTCTTTAACAAACTCTGAAAGCATCTTCACATCCTTCTTGTCCAAGGCAAAGCCTTGGGCAAAAGATTGCGAAAAGACACCGGTCGCGTTCTTAGCAATAGAAGCGAAAAGTGCCATCTCCTTAAGCGCCGCCTGAGAAATACACAAACAGCACGATGTCTGTAAGCAATGCTCAGGAAGTAATGAAAATCTAATCCACCGGGGGCGATGGGAAGGAGTTG